CGCTCTTTTTACCGCAGAGCCGCAAGCGCTCGTTGGTGAAAGTAGAAGGTCATATCTTGATTTTTACGTTGATGGCTAACCCTGCATCCCAACCCGACTCCATCCAAACCCTGGTTGAAACCGTCCAGACCCGGCAGCTCGCCAACCGCATGGCCGCCGCCGAACGGGAGCAGGAACGCCGTCAGCGGCCTAAGCCATCGCGTCGCCGCTAACACGGAAAGCTGCAGACGTAGTTGCTCGCGGGCGTGATGCCCCGATCACATGAAGACACGTTGGATTGATCAGTTCACCCTCCAGGGCCCTGAAGGTGGCAGCGAAGGTGGCGCTGGTGGCGGTGCGGGTGGTGCTGGTGGCGCCGCAGGGACTGCCGATCCCGCCCCTGGCGGTGGCGAAGGGGATGGCGAGGGGGATGACCTCTCCCGCGTCAAACATGCCCTGCAGCGTGAGCGCGAGGCCAACCGAGAAAAAGAGCGCCGTGTGGGCGCCCTGGAAGCCCAGCTACGGGAGCTGTCCACCACTAACCCTGAGGCGGTGCGGGCGGCTGAGGCCAGGGCCAGGGAGGAACAGGCGCGGCGGGAGATGATCGAGCAGCAAGCCCAGATCAAGGAACAGCAGATTGAGGAGAAGTACAGCACCCAGCTAGTGGGACTGCGCAGTGAACTCGACACTGAACGCACGGCCCGCCAACGGGAGCTTGTGCGACAGCAAGCCGAGAAAGCCTTCATCGGCGCCAAGGGTTCCACCGTGGTTTCCGAGATCGACCGCAGCACCCCCTTTGATTCGGTCTGGGGCCGCTTCGGAGATCACTTCAAGCTGGAAAATGGCTCTTTGGTGGTGGTTGACGCCAACGGCAGCCCCGAAATTGATCCGGATACCGGCAAGCGGTTTGAGCCCGTCAAATGGCTAGGTCGGCTCCAATCTGATCCCGTCTGGGGGCGCAACTTCGAGCCAGCCATGGGCAGCGGTGGCGGGGCACGTACCGGGCGTGATGGCCGTGTTGTCAGTGGCAAAGACCTGATGTCCATGCCTGTAAGCGCGGCGATTGCGGAGGCTTTTTAGTTAATCCCCGCTGACGGCTTAGGGGCCTGGGAAACATCAAGCAACAGGGATCGACTGATGGCGTGATGCCTGAGGTGATCCCAATCCAAACAGCTCGGCGTGACGCCCTGCAATGTCTTCCCGGCGTGATGCCACCCCTTTGACCTTCACCCGAACCTCCCCCCAATGGGACTAACACTTCTGGAGGCCGCCAAAGTTGATACCAATCAACAACGGGTGGCCGTTATTCGCGCTCTTGCCGAAAGCGAGGTAATCCGCCTCGTACCTTTTGTCAATGTGCAAGGTGGTATTGACTACCTCACCGAAGCCGAGCTGCCCGGTGTTGGGTTTCGTGGTATCAATGAAACCTACGAGTCTACCTATGGCGTGCTCAATCCTGAGTACGAACGCCTCAAGCCGTTTGGCGGCGACATTGATGTGGACATGCACCTCATCAAAAACAATGGCCCTCAGGTAAGGGCTCAGCAAATCGAGGCGAAGCTGCGATCCATGCGGCTAACGCTTGAGGATTACATGTTCAACGGCGATGAGTCGATTGATCCTCGCAGCTTTGATGGCCTCAAAAAGCGGATTGGCACCGACAGCTCTCAAGCCTTTAATGCCAACGGTGCATTTTCGCTTGGCTTGCTGGATGAGCTGATTGACGCCGTGGATGGCGATAACAAGGTTGTCCACATGGGCAAGTCGATGCGTCGGCGCCTCACCGCTGCTAGTCGTAATTCCACTATCGGTGGATTCCTGACTACCACGCGAGACGAGTTTGGCAAGCTCGTCACCACTTATGGCGACACTCGGATCGTCGTCACTGACACCAACGCCCAAAACGTGACCATCCAAGGTTTTACCGAGGATGGCAGCACCACCAGTGTTTACTGCGTCGCCTACGGCGATCAGCAGGTCACCGGCATCCAAGGTCCCGATTCGGCTGGTGGGTATGGGGTTGACGTAAAGGCATTCGGAGAAGTATCCGATGCCCCAGTGGATCGCACCCGGATCGAATGGTCTGTAGGCCTTGCGATTATGAATGGTCGCAGCGCTGCCCGCGTTTACGGCATCACCAATGCCGCAATGACCGCCTGATCATTGCCTTATTTATTCATCCATCCCCTGACTAATTGATTCATGGCACGCGCAACAGGACTGGCCCCCCGAAGGGGCTATCTACTGGATGCAACGACCGTACTGGTCGGCAGCGTCCTAGCCGGCGCCCGTGGCCGTCCCGCCGAAACCCGCAACGGGGCCGCTCGGTTGCTCACTACCAACCTGGCAGCCCAGAATACCTGGAAGCTTATCGCCTCCGGTGGCTCCAGTAACTCTGCTGGCGGCTACATCCTGCAGGCCGCTCACGTTGCCGAAGGCGCTGCCCTAAGCGCTGCCTCCGCCTACGCCAACATCGGTGTGGTCACCGCCACCGCTGGCGCAATCAATGAGGTCGTTGTCGGCGGCAAACAAATCCGTGCTGCCGTCAAGGTCGCCGGTTCGGTGACTGGTGACGTTCGGGTGGCTGCGGTCCGGGTGCGCCCTGGCACTGGCACGCTGAACATCAGCAACGTGGCGCTTGCTTCCAACGTGGTGACCATCACCCTGTCGGCCGCCCACACCATGCTGGTCGGCGAGGTTGTGACCGTGGGTTGCTCCAACCCGCTGGTGAATGGCACCTTCACCATTACGGAGGTGACTTCCACCACCTTCAAGTACGCCAGCGTTCAGTCCAACATCACCAGCGCATCGGCGACCGGCACTGTTACCAACGGCGCCGCTGTGCCGGTTGGCACCAACACCGTAGCCCTAGTTCCCGCCGAGTGACCCATTAAGCGGCTTGTGATCACTTAGGGCCCTACGGGGCCCTTTCTGCTATCTATCACCATGAATTTCCCCATTGGCTACGGCCACGACGTAAAGCCACAACAACCAGCAGCCGACCCCGAGGCACAGGAACTTGCTGCCGAACCCTTGACGGCATCCCAGTCGGGGCTGACCGGCTCCACCAAGCGCAAGCGAGCACGGGTGTCCGGTGGGCGGTTTGCTGCCGACGATCCGGCCACGGTGGCAGATGAGGCGTGGTTGGAAAGCTAAGTCAGCGATCTTTGCCGCTGAACAAAGGAGACCTCCATGGCCTTTCAATTTTCGACAACGGCGCGTAATGCTGCGTTGGACGCAATCGAAACGGCAGCGGGTACGGCCCCGACCCTAACGATTCGCACGGGATCTGTCCCGGCCAACTGTGCGGCTACTCGAGCAGGCACGGTACTAGTAACACTGGTCCTCCCGTCCGACTGGCTGACAGCTGCGTCAAACGGATCAAAGGCTATATCAGGTACCTGGCAGGACTTGACCGCAGATGCCACGGGAACAGCGGCGCACTTCAGTATTGATCAAGGCGCCACCTGTCATATCCAAGGGACAGTGACTGCTACTGGTGGCGGCGGTGATATGACAATCGACAACACCTCGATTGCTGTAAATCAACAAGTGACCATCACAGCATTCACCTTGACTGCTGGCGGTGCCTAATAGCAATAGCTTTCACGACGAAGAGGCACGCTTATGATCCTACTTAATTCCACATCCGACAAACTCCGAGTTGTCACCGGGCAGTCGGGAGATATTCGTGTCCATGCGGCTTTTGCTGATCTGGCGAGCGGGACGGTGACGGTGGATCGGTTCAATACCGCTATCTCTACCGCGACGACGACTGACATAGTAGCAAGCCCCGGCGCTTCGACTTCGCGGGCCGTGCAGTTCGTGAACATCTGGAACAATGGCGCGACGGATGCAAACAACATCGTTATCCAGCACACCGATGGCACAACCACGGTTGACCTGTATTCGCTCTCGCTGCCCGCGCAGTCCGGGATCGTCTACGTCGAAGGCGAAGGATGGACGGTCACGGGCAATTCGCGGCCCACGAATATCCAGGTCTTTTCCACAAGCGGGACGTGGAACAAGCCGACCAGCTTTAACCCGTCAGTTGCGCTTGTTCGCGTCTGGGGCGCGGGTGGCGGCGGCGGCGGCGGGTCTTCGCTTGCAATTGCTACAACCACCAAAGGCGGCGGCGGCGGCGGCGGCGGGTGTTTTGTCGAGCGGATTTTCCGCGCAAGCGATCTCGCCAATAGTGAGAGCGTCACCATTGGCGCGGGCGGTGCTGCCGGGACGGGTGCAGCGGCGGGTGGCTCAGGTGGTGACGGCGGCGTAGGTGGCAATACGACATTTGGCGCGCTGTTGACCGGCTATGGTGGAGGCGGTGGAAGGGGTGGACAAAACTCTGCGGTTGCGACTGGCGGGGGCGGTGGCGGGGGCGGTCACTCCGCAGGATCGTCGGCAAGCGGCGTAAGTACCGGTTCAGGCGGTCAACCAGCAGTGGCGGGGCCGGGCTTTGATATTCAGGGCATCAACGGGGTTGCTGGCTCAGGTAGCAACTATTTCGGCCACTACGGCGGCGGGGGCGGGGGCGGGTCTACCAATGCGGCTACTCCGGGATCAAACGTTGGCGGCGGCTCGCTATATGGCGGCGGCGGTGGCGGGAGTGGGGGCTGCACGAGCGCCGTTCCGGCAGTGACCAACCCAACTGCGGGCGGCGGGCCTGCATCGGCTGTTGGAACCGGCGCTGCGGCTGGCCTTTCTGGTCCAGCACCTACGCCCGGTGATGCAGGTGCGCCAAGCAACGGGCTTGTCGGCGGTGCCGGAGGTGGTGGTGGCGGTTCTACCGTGCAGGCATCCACGAACGGCGCGGCAGGCGGCGCGGGCGGGCTTGGTGGTGGCGGCGGTGGTGGCGGTGGCCGTGGCAGCAATCCGGGCCTTGGCGGCGCGGGCGGCGTCGGTGGTGATGGCTACTGCGTTGTCATTTCGTGGTGATGACATGATCTACCTGGCATCAACCTCCGATAAACTGCAAGTCGTCACATCCAGCGCAAACGCGTTGCATGTTCACGCAACCTTTACGGACCTGTCTGGCACGACTGTTGCGCCGGGGCGCACCGATACCAGCATATCGGCGGCAACCACGACCGATGTTGTCGCTTCACCGGGTCTATCAACCACGCGCAAGATCAAGTTTCTGAGCCTGTTCAACGACCACGCCACGGCGGCGCACGACATCGTTATTCGTCACACCGATGGCACGACTGCGGTTGATCTGTGGGCCGGGTCTGTGCCTGCACAGACGGGGCTGACGTTTGCCGAGAAG